CAAAAGTTTACAAATCACATTGATGATCATCCAGACTATCACAGAAGAGTTTCTTTTGTATATTATATAAATGATGACTATGCTGGTGGAGAGATTAATTTTCCAAGATTTAATATTTCCTATAAGCCATCAAAGAATGAAATGATTATTTTTCCATCTACATATGTTTACAATCACTCCGTAAATGAGGTTACTGATGGAACTAGGTATGCTGTTGTTTCATGGGCCAAATAATATGATAGGATTACTTTATGTCAACAATATTTGTTAATATTCCCTGCTATCAAGATCCAGAAATATGGGAAACTATTTCTAGCTTTATAGATAATGCTGCCCATCCAGAAAATATTTATTTTGGTATTACAAATCAAACTGATGCACCAGATTTGCATCGTGAAGTTTTATCAAGATTTCCAAATGTTCAGATGCACATCTTAGAGCCAGGATCATTGCCAGGTGCTCAACCAGGAAGGGCAAAGTCTCATGAGTTTTATAACGGTCAAGACTATTACCTAAATATGGATTCTCATATGAGAGCTATAAAAAACTGGGATCTGGGTTTGATAGAAGAGCTTAATGATATTGTTTCTAGATCTGGGCCAGCAGTTCTTACTGGATATGTTGCAGCATATGACAAAGATTCAAACGGAAACGACATAGTTCCAGATATTACATATACAACAGTTTTTAATATGAATGAGCAAAACGTGAGTCATTTTATAAAGCACGGAATACCTCAATTTGTATCATACCCACATGAATCAGATAAAGAAATTCCAGCCCCATATGTTTCTGGACATTTCTTCTTTACAACTGGAAAGGCAGTTCTTGACGCACCTTTCGTAAAGGATGTATTTTTTACTGAGGAAGAGATATTTATGGCTGTTAGATTTTTTACTGCTGGATATAATATTTTCCAACCTAAAAAAACATATGTTTATCATAGGTATGGTAGAGCAGGCAGAAAATTATTCTGGGAAGACTTCCCTGAGACGTGGTTTGAAAATGACAAAAGATCACGAGACTTTGTCGTCAATATTTTAGAAAATAATGTTGTAGGCAAAAATGCTTTGCTGGAAAAAAGAACACTTCAAGAATTTGAAGAATACTCTGGAATTAACTTTAAAGATAGAGTTCTTTCTGAGAAAGTTATCCTTGGGACAATTTCTTAGCAGCCTTTTCAGTACTCCAGGCACTCCAGTCTTTACCACCATTAGACATCTGGTAAGCAATCTGTGCACTAATCAATGGATTGTACAAATCCTCGTTAGACTTTAGTCCATACTTCTTTCTACGATCAGGACCCATTGATCCAGTCATATTGATCTGAAACAGTCCATAACAATTGCTAGATCTATTTAGTGCCATTGGCCTGTTTGTTGATTCATAAAATGCAATAGCCTTTGCCATCTTTAAGCCATTACCAGAAAAACCAGCCTGTCTAAGTATTGAGTCAAGCTCATCATCAGACAGCTGGGTCTTCCTATCGTAATTAGCCTCTACAAGCTCATACGAGCCACGATCAAAGCTAATGGCATAATTTGGCACAAAAAGCGTCTGAGTCGCTGAGAAATGATCCTCATCGCTTTGAGACACATTTGCAGTAGTTAGACTAGCCACAAGACTTATAGTTCCCATGATTGCATATGTTTTCATAATTAGTTTTCTATTACTCTGATAAAGGAAATCTCACTCTGAGAAAACCATCCGTCTGTTAGTTCAATCTTTTCTGTTCTTGTACCTGGCTTCTTGGCATGAATTACCATACCATCACCAGCATAAATTCCAACATGGTAATACTTCTTAGAGTTCAAGTGCTTGAAGGCAACAATGTCTCCAATTTGTGGGGTATCTACATAAAATCCAGCATTCTTGGCTTGTTTGCTTGCAGAATGGTCCAGGGTAATTCCAAGTCCTTCATAGAACCACCTAGTCATTCCAGAGCAGTCCCACCCAGACGTAGAAGATCCACTAAATACATACCAGGTTTTCCCTACATATTTTTCAAGTAGGTCAAGTCTTTTGCCTAGAGCTTCCTTGTTCTTCAGAAGCGACTTGTTGTATTCAGCTAGGTCTATCTTTTCTTGTAGTGCTTCAGCAGCTTCCTGCTCAAGTCTAGTTTGTGTCTTGCTTGTTTCAATGATTAAAGACATGGTCTCAATCGTTGGCTTTGTTGTATATTCAATTGTACTTAATGATTTATGGTCATCAGCCACGGTAGCTGCAGAACAGCCAAGTAATACTACTACCGCTCCTAGTATTGCAACTCTTTTCAAATTGCACCTCCTAAAGCAAAAAGACCTTGTTTAAGGGTCTTGTCCTAAAATTATACCACTTTTTAGTCATTTTGTCATGCTATAATTAAATTTATGGCTACTGGCGAATCTCAAAACTATGACCTACCTTACCCATTATCTGACGATCCAGTTAATGTGCATGGTGATTTGCGTCAACTAGTTGACAAGCTGGAGGCAGTTCTACCACTAGCGTCTTATTCACAAATTAGAGTTTTGAATAGCAGTGGTCAGAGCATATCTGCAGGAGATCCAGTCTATGTTACTGGCTATACAACTGCAACTACGGTTGCCAAGGCAACCTCTTCAACAACACAGCCAATTCTTGGTCTAGCTAAGACAAGCATTGCAAATGGTGTAAACGGAATTGTTGTTGTTTCTGGAATTCTAGAAAATGTTAATACTTCTGGATTTACTGCTGGAGACATTCTGTATGCAGGGACCTCTGGTGGTCTAACAACTCAGCAAGATGTTGGTGGTGCAGTAGGAATCGTTGCTTATGCAGCTTCCGCAGGACTAATCATTGTTGAGGCAAAGGGAAATGGAACTTGGGGGGCACTTAAAGCTGGCTTGGCTTAGTGTATAATAAACTTATGGCTACTACTAGAGGATCTGCTTCGTCTTATGACGTTGGAAATAAACCACCGATTGTTAACTGGACAGTCGTTCGTGGTGACACTGCTTCATTCAGGGTATATGTTACCGATGATGCCAAGCAACCTTTGAACATCCCAGACTGGGATATCTCTATGAAGATTAAGAGACCAAACTCTGCTGCAAACCTTGGAGTTATTACAGACGATGCAGAGCTAGTCATGACACTAACTCCTGAGGCTGATCCAGATGATGCTCTAGGAGAGTTTACAGTATCCCTAACAGCATCAGAGTCTCACGATCTAGAAACTGGAGACATCTTTGATATTCAGCTATCAACAGACAATGATTTAATTGTTTGGACTGTAGCTCAGGGCAAGATGATTATCCTTGAGGATGTAACTGACTAATGGCTAAAGCAGTCATTATAGATGAAAGAAAAGTAAACACTAGAAAACTTTCATCTAAGCTTTTCCCAATCTTTAATATTGTTCGTCCAAAAAGAACGGTATTGATAAATCAAACAATCCCATTTAGAGTTAAGTTTACAAACATAGGCATTGAAGCACATGGTCCTAACAACGTACCAGGCATTGGCATCCAGGTCATTGGCTACAGCAATTACATCCTATAAAATACCTGTATAATTAAAGCATGGCAAGAACCTCTATCCCTTATGTAAAAACACGCTTTGAGACTGGAGATCGTCCTACTCAGGAAGATTATGCAGATCTCATTGATACCGCATCTGGTCAGGCTACTGACCTTGGCACAACTGGCAACAATGAAAGCACAATAAACGGTATTGAAAATCCTACCGTAATTGACAGCTTTGATGCAACAGTTTGGAGAATGGTTAAGTATATTATTTCACTATCAAAAACAACTCAGGGAGATAATTACTTCTATGCCACAGAGTTGACCATCTTGGTAGACGGAGAAAATGTTTCCGTCTCTGAGTATGGCACAATAGACAACGATGGGAATATGGGCACCATAAGCGTCTCTAGGGCTGGAGATACTGTAGCACTTACAGTTACCCCAGATTCAGTCATAAAGCCAGTCACCGTACGTTATGCACGTATGGGACTTAAGGCATAACTAAAAGGAGATAAAAATGGCTACAGTCGTAAAAGACTTTAAAATTAAAAGCGGTCTGATTGTCGAAGGCACAACCGCAAAGGTAAACAACTTTGACATTCTAACCAAGAAGCAGGCAGACCAGGATTACATTGTTAATCTTATTGGTGGCACTGCTACCCCAATTAACACTCCAGACACGGTTGTAAAGCGTGATGGCTCTGGTAACTTTGCAGCAGGCACAATTACAGCAGCTCTTACTGGTAATGTTACAGGTAACCTTACAGGTGATGTTACAGGTGATGTAACAGGTGACCTAACTGGTAACGTAACTGGAAATGTCACAGGTAATGTAACTGGT